TCCAGCATATGTCTTTGTGGCCGTAATCGTATGATTTTCTGATGGGCCATCGGTTAAAGTTAATACTACGTTATTTTCTGCATTTCCAAGTGAAGTTGCAAGACTAACTGTGTTTGCATCTACTACTTTTACGAAATACGTTTGATCGTCTACTAATTCAGCAATCTTAGTTCCACCACCATCAGAATAAATAACTTCATCCCCTGTAGTAAAACCATGACTTGAAACTGTAATTGCAGCGGCAGCAACATGAGAAGCTGCGTCAAATGTACCAACTGGAGCGGCAATAGTAACTGTTCCAGCGTTAGTAGCATTAACTCTAATTCTTGTTGCTCTACTTAATGTAGTTGCTGATGTAACAGCGGTTGCACTTCCTTTTAAAATCATCTTTACATTCCCTAAATTGTAAGCATTTCGTTTTCGAAGTAATCCATGAGTGCCTTAGTAGGTACTTTAAACTTCTTAGAAACACTATTTATTGTTTTATCAAAGGTATTTAGGAAATCTGTAGGTTTAGAATCCATCTCTTTGAAAATAGCGTCAATAGCCTTCCTCATCTGCGGAGATAATTTCTTATACTCCTTAGATGATTTGTGCTCGTCTTTCTCTGGTAAGTCCTGTTGGAACTGTGAAAGAGTCTTACTCACTATCTTCTTCTACCTCAGGCAAGTGATGTGTTACAAAAGTTTGAGCAACATCTACACGTTTTGTTTCTAGTGCATCTCCAACCTTCACTGCGAGGGCACTGTTAAAGTGAGTCTCTGCTGACAAGTTATCACCTGTCGCAATAGAGTTCACAAAATCTCTTACATTATCCATCTATTTATACTCCTATTATATATCATCTTCAGTTGAGGGTTCATCTTCTAATGGTTCCTCATCTTTGATTTGTTGTTCAACGTCACTAATTTCCTCATCAGTCATACGAAGAATCTTCTTCTTAACGTATTCTTGGGAGAAGTATGTTCCTACATAAGATTCGATCTGTCCAAGCATGTCGAGTCTTTCTCTAAGAATCTCTGCGTTTTTAAGTTCTGTAAAGTGTCCGTCTTGTAAAAAGTCGAACTGAATATGTTCTTTAAAGTGATCCCACTCTTCGACTGCAATAATACCCTTGAGTAGTAATTGTGTCTTGAGCATATCTGCAAAAAGAATTGAGAACTTCTTACGAAGTCTTCCAACGAACTTGGTAAATTTAAGTTCGTCACGAGTAATGTTATCAGAACGTCCAATCTGGAAACCAGACTCTTCTGCAAGTCTAGATACTGGAACATTCAATGAACGATAAAGTTTCTTCTGGAAGTATGTGATATCATCAATCTCACCAAGGTTTGAACCGCCTGGCAAAGTTGTAATCTCTGTACCTCTACCACCTTCTCTACGAGGGAGCCAGAAGTCTTCTAGCATTGACATGTGGTTTCTATCATCTCTGATTTCACCAGTTCGTGCATCGTAAACCATCTTGTTTCGATAACGATTCATCACATCTTTCAGATATGATTCTGCTTTCATCTTTGGTAGATTACCAACGTCAATATAAAAAATACGTCTTTCAGGCGCACGAGAAATACGATAGATAACTAAAGAGTCCTCAATCATACGCAACTGATTAACAGGTTTAATTGCTTTGTTTAGGTGTGAGAGAACTGAACCCTTCTGCATATCCACTAGTCCAGATGGAGCATAAGTGATAGAATCTTCTGTAATCTTTACACCAGAACTAGCACCAGTAGATGAGTCCCATCCAGCTTGATTGAACATATAAAAAGATTCGGAGCCTGTTACGACTTCCATACCAGTTTTTGTGTCTCTCTTCCTTTGGGATTCTCGTACCTTCTTAATCTTACGAGGGTCGATGTATCGAACTTCCTTTAATCCCTTACGAGGATTTGAGGGGTCGATAATCTTATGATAGTATAATCTACCATCAACATACCAACGTCTAAAGATATCATGTCCCTTAGCATTAAAATCTAATAAGTGAAGAATATCATGGAATTCCTCACGAATTTTGTCTTTAATCTTTGGGGATACTTCTAAACGATCTAAAGAGATGGATACTGACATATCCCTCTCATCAGAAACAATTGCTTCATTTGTAATATCTTCGATTGCACTATCACACTCTGGTTGTTGTGCAATATCCCGATATCGTTTTATTAAGTCAAGTTCACTTTTGTCACGCCCGTCCATATCAAGGACGGAGGCATAGTGCCCTCCGCCTGATATTACGTCAAGAGTGCCATCGTCAGAAGCAGGGGCAGTGAATCCGTCACTGCCTCCACCCTGATCTTTTCTTGTGATTTTGAAACCGAAAAGTTCCGCCATACTATAATTCTCCTAATTTTACCCTACTATTTAGTAGGTTTAAAAAGAAGGATTATACTTCTGAAGCAGAGAAATCTGTATATCTCCACGTTACTTCAAAAGTTTCTACTTCACTTACAGTATCAAAGTTCAAGTCGATGGCGCCAATTGCAGTCGGCCAACAGTTCTTCAGAGTATAACTCTTCAGTGTGTTGTCATCCCTATCTAGTTGTTTTACTAATAGTTGTGAGTAGTAGTTAGCTGGATTAGTAGTTCCTTGACTTGTTTCCAAATCATTGATTCCACTCATCCATCTTTCCATAGCGTTTCTAACCAAGAAACCAGTATCATTAATGATAGTAGTTGTCCAAGTTTCGAACTCTCTGTCGCCAGCAAGATACAGTGTTCTACCCCTAAAAGGGACAGCAACTTCTGTAATTGTTTGGCCTGGCAGACTTGCAGCCTTAATCATAAAAGTCATAGCAGAATCTATACCAACACCACCAATAGCTGGGTTAGCAAGAATTACTTCGAACTGGTTAGCACGAGCGCCACCGCCCGCAATGTTCGCTTTAAATTGATTTATATTTGCAGTTGTTACAGTAGCCATATTATCCTCCTACCTCACTAAATGATACGCCTGTTCTTACGGCGATAAAACTTAGTGTAATAAAGTTAATCGAGCGAGCAGGTTTGATGTAGATATCTGCAACAAACTCATTTCTATCAATTACTTCACCTGTGTTATTTCTTTCATCACAAACTACTGAAAAGTCTGTAATACCCCTACGTCCTTGGACATCTCTCAAGAAAGGTTCAACCATGTTTCTGAATTGAGCCTGTGTGAAGTCATCGTTGAATTCAAACAACTGATACTTAGCAGCAGTAGCGATTGCTTTTTCAAGAACAAGGAACAATCTACGGACGTTAATCCTGTCGAATGCACTTGGGCGTGATAGAGCAGTTTTATCACCAAAGAGAACTGTACCTTGGCCTGGGAATGTAACACAAGGGTTAATTCGGGCAGGATATAGGATATCTCTTTGCGGCTTAGTTGGATTGAATGCAAGTTTAACAGCACCACGAATCTGTCCTCTGTTGTATCCACTTGGTGAGAACCAAGGATCAGCAACACTGTCAGTGTTCGCACATAAACCAGCGATATCACCATTTAATGGGACATAACGGTATACGTCTGAGTACTTGTCGTACATATACTTGTATCCAGAATCGAATACTGCATATGAAGAACTAGCAAGTCCGTCAAAGAATGTCTTGACGTTATTAGTCTGAGTAGCACCATTGGTGATACCCACAACATCTGCCCTACGAGGGGAGATGAATGCAACCATATCTTTTCTTGACTCAGCAAGGTCGATAATTGCAACTGCGTGTGCAGTTCCGTCTGTACCAGCGGGTGATGTACCAGCCATGATTAAGTTAACGTCAACTGTTTCAGTATCAGCAAACAAATCATATGCAGCAGTTAATTCACCTACAGAAGTACTAGAGTCATCTTGTCCAATTGACAAAGTGTCAGTTAGAGGAAGGTGAGCAGCATCGAATACTTTATCAGTACCAGCAGATGTGAGGTTAGTACCCCAATCAGCAGCACCAGAAGCAGGATGATCCATCCACCAAACATGACTAGAAGCACGATTTAGTACGGTTGGGTAATATGCAGTTCCACCTTGAGGTGTTTTTGCATTTGGGTGTTTAGACAAGAATGCGTGTGTTTCAATAACAGCGTTTCCTCTGTTACCAGCAACATCAATGTCGTAACCAGTGATTTCACCAGTTGTGTCATACACTACGAGGTGAAGTTCGTCTTCAGCAGTAGACATACCTTGTCCTGTTGCCCAAGCAGATGTGCCTGGAGCAGAATCAAACAAGTCATAGAATCTCCAACGTCTGCGAACATTAGTTGCAGCAGCTAGTGCAGATTTTAATCCGCCACCGTTTGGATTGTCTAGTTGTCTAATAGTTAAGGTATCAGTTGCAATTCCAGTAACTTCATACTGTGAACCGTCTGCTTCTGAGAAGTGAACAATGTCACCTACAGCGAATGCAGAACCACCGTTACCAGCAGATCCAGCTGGATCTATAGCAACAGCTGTTGCACCAACAGCAGGAGTGCCAGTTGTTACACCAAGTGTACCAGCGTTTCCTGTGAATGTCTGTTCATATGCTTCTTTAGAACCACATGTTGCAACACCGATTGAGTTACCCCAAGCGCCAGGATATTTCGAGGCGAATGAACCAACGGAACCAGAACCGTCTGCGTAGTTGTCTTCGTAGAATTGATCGTTTGTGATTTTCAGTCCTAGTTTAACAATTGTATTATTAGAACCAGCTGCCGGAGCAGAGGTGAATGTAATAGTTGTTGAACCATCAACTGTGAACCCTGTTGTTTTGACGCCAGCAATAGTTACTTGTAATAGGTCAGCATCTGATACAGCGTTCGACATTACGAATGCTGTTGTGGATGCGTCACCAGTAAAGGTTCCGATTGTTGCGCCGCCATTTGCTACGGCGTTACGGGCTCCGTTGTTCGCACGAACAACACGAAGTGCGTTACCATAGTCTAGAAAGTTAGCGGCGGTGAACCATGTCTCAAAGTTACTTGAGTTCGGTTTACCGAAGGTCTGTACTAGTTCCTTCTCACTTCCAATTGGAATGATTTGATCCATTGGGCCTCTTTCGAAACCTCCAGCCAAACCACCAATTGAAGTTGCAAGAGCAGGAACAACATTAGTCAGATCAACCTCTTTTACGAGTACGCCAGGTGATACTTGAAATGCCATCTCTTTATTCTCCTTTGTGGATTATCAATAATTTAGTTATTTTCAAACTTACAATGATATTTATAAAAAACAAAGTCTTCACTTTTAATTTTTATAGGTTATACGGCACATAAATAAGCTTATGTCGGAACACTATCAGAAATACAAAGATACCATTAAAAGGGTATCACAAAGAAATTACAGGGCCCGCAAGATATGGGTTAATGAATATCTTGGCGAAAAGTCCTGTCATCACTGTGGTGAATCTGAAACCGCTTGTCTCCAGTTCTATCCTCACGAAAAGGATATTCGTAAACTAACTAAAAGGAAGGGTTTAAACGAACAGTCTAGAGAAGAGGTTATTAATCTAATCAACGAATCTAGAGTTGTCTGTTCAAACTGTTACTTAAAACTAGTAAACGACATTATTGATATTATGTAGGGTTTCCGTAATCTCTACCAATCAGAATCGTAAGTACGAACCACTGGACTCCATCTTTGTCCGTATTCATCTATAATGGTTTCCCCATAAGGAGACTGTACACCATCGTCCAAGAATCCAAATGGAGCCATGTCCTGTTCTAGTTGATTCTGTTGTTCTGAATACATCCTAGCACGAATATCATCGTCTGTTAACTCTTTGAAATATGTCTGTTGTATCATCCATCCGAATAACACACAACACATCGCCAAGTCATCTGAGTGTCCATCTTCTGCTTCATAGGATTGTCCTTTAAGTATGAAGGTAGATAACTCTTTAATTAGTTCGTAGTCATTGATAATTAACTTATCTGATTCAATGACTTGTTTAATATTGGAACAACCCGTCCTTTTAACTGCCTTGGTTGTTCGTACACCCAACTGCGCTTTACCACCTGAGAAGCCACCACCAAGCACCTGTCCCGCTCGACCTCGCATGCTTGCCATTATAAGGTTCTCATACTCCAAGTCAAACTGTAGAGCAGTTGCAACCTGTTCACCAATATCATTTACTTCAACTAAGACGTATGCATTGTTATATGCTTTGGCAACATCACTAATAACATTGGGATATAGTAGCGGTTTAATCTCGTTGTTACGATACTTTGCAGCAATCTTATAGGGTACTGTCGAGACATCAAATACAATAAATGCAGAATAGTCGTTCTTTGTACCTCTGGCAACGTCTGCAATAAGAACATAGGTTGCATTAGGTTCTGGACGTTCATGCATATCCAATCCAGCATTTGATGTAATAGGATTATGGAATGCCATCGTCTTAATCTTAGCAGGGTGAATAAGAGTGTTTGCAGAACCCAAGAACTCACATTCAAACTCTCGTTGAAATTGTTCTAATGAGGTGTTCGCAATTGTCTCTTCACGCCACTTCTCATCTCTATTAGGTATTTGACTCCAGTGAACATCTATGATGTTATAAGAGTTTCTTTTGTTCTCTGCATCAGTCCACAACTTGTAGAACATGTTCATACCATTGGGAGTTGATACGATAACAACTTTAGTAGACGTACCAGATGATATTGTAGGGTATACAGAACTAAAGAAGTCCTCTGCTACGTTCTGTGGAACGAATGCAAACTCATCTAGGAACAACATGTTATATGAACCACCACGAACCGCACTAGAGGATGTGGATGAGGCAACAACACGAGAGCCGTTCTCTAAGTCCACAGAACCCTTGTTCCAAGACACAACTCCTTGTTGTAACCACTTAGGTAGGTTCTCGTATGCAAGTTGCAAACGCCCAAGAATGTCTCGTGCAGTTGCCGCCTTGTTGGCGAGGATTGCAACATTCATATTAGGGTTGAATAGGATGTAGTGTAGTACATAGGAGACAAGTGTGGTAGATTTACCAGACTGTCGTGGCAACTTACAGATAGTAAATCTGTTGTCGTGTATTGTATTTACAATGTCTTCTTGGAAGTCATACAGTTCAAAGGGAACGAGTCCATGATCTAGAGATACAATCTTAATGTAGCTCTTGATAAAGTATATAGGGTCTTCCATACACTTCTGATACTCAAGAATCTGATCCTTTTCCCAATTAACAGGAACATTTGATTTCTTTAGTAGGGGGTTTCCAAGATAGTGTTCGAAGTCAGTCATAATGTAGTCTTATCTATTTGTATACTATTCAAGAAATGTCTTGACAGAGCAAAACATCCTTGTTATAATAGGTATGTACCTTTAGAAAGAATAGTTTTAACTAATCAATCTTTAGACTATTTAGTCTGCATCGGCAATGGTTAAATCACCATTAGCAACTTGTCTTAGAATCTCTGCGTAGTGTGAGTTTTCTGGGTCTAATGGGATTGCCAAATCCATACCGTCTATTGTTGCTCCTATAGAACAATTAGTTCCACTCAAATCTTTAAAATATTTTGCATTTGTAATTATCATTTTTTATAACTCCGCTATCATTGCAATTGCACCAGACATTAGGGCGTGAGATTTACCACTAGTAGATGAAGCGATTGTTGCATCAGCAAGTCCACCATGCACTGTACCACCAGAAAGTCCACCTAGTCCTGTAATGTTTCTATTACCAGCACCATAATCTTCACAAGTACCTGTTCCATTCGCAATAGCAATAGTTGGCGTAGCTCGCATTGTTGTTTTTCCAGCTATAGAAAGACGGCACGATGTCGAACTATTAGTATAACCAGTGTTTGCAATACTAAGTTGATAATACCTTTCACACAAAGCCAGTTCCTCACCATAACTTCTAAATTCAAAGTCTGTGGCTACTGAACCTAATTCCAGTTGGACATCAGAAATAACACACGAACCTCTCTCTGACCCGTTTCCATTAATAACGATTCTTATTTCAAAGTTAGAAGTGCTTGAGCCATCAGACGGTATGGTAAAGGTTACTGACTTTCTTCCAGCGGTAGAGAAGTTAACTGTCGTATTTGCAACTCCAGAACCGCCAGTGTTTAGATAGTAAAGATACGCAGTCCCCATATCGGCAGGTGATGTCACGTCAAAAGAATATGTCACTTCCTTACCTTTCAGCTTCCAACCATTCTC